GAGGACGAAGACATAGAGGGGGCAAAATGCGAGATTTAGATTTAGAAGGATCCGGAATGCTCAGTTCTCTGCTCGGAGCCGTTGGACTTGGAAAAGAAGGCGGTGTATCAACTGGTGGAATGGAAACAGGAGGACGAAGACATAGAGGGGGCAAAATGCGAGATTTAGATTTAGAAGGATCCGGAATGCTCAGTTCTCTGCTCGGAGCCGTTGGACTTGGAAAAGAAGGCGGAGTATCAACTGGTGGCAAAAAGAAACGAGGCGGATTATCAACCGGTGGAATGGCTACTGGTGGAATGGCGACCGGTGGGGCTAAGTCTAAATGGATTAATCATGTTAAAGCATACGCCAAGAAACATAATGTGTCTTATAAAGAGGCAATGCAAAAAGCGAAAGCAAGTTATAAAAAATAAATTTTTTATATATAATTTATATACTTATTATATATATATACAATGGAATTATACAAGACTTTAATAAATGAAAGTTTGGATGAAGACCAAAAAGCAAACAGAGAGGTTGTTTCAAGATTAAAGAAAAATATAAAAGATAATAAAGACGCATTACAATCTAATTTAGATATTACTAAACAGCAATTATCGGTAGTTGAAAGATTAACAAATTTATTACAAAAAGAAATTAATACAATAGTTGTAGAATTTGAAAAAGAATATTATAGAGGAGCTGATGAAGGAGAAGAAGTCGATATAGGTGGGTATACTGGTAATTTAGCCGATATGACTATGAAATATAATAATATTGTGACATTTTTGAAAGGAATTAATTATAATAAATTAAGTAGAGGTAGCAGAAGTGAGGTATTAAGTATTGTACAACGTGTATTACCTTCTTTAAAACTATTAGAAACATATTTTAATCCTGAAAATCTCGGAGCAAACGACCAACAATTAGAATTCTTGAGCAGTTATATTGGAACAATTAATGAAATGTATACTCAAATTAGCGACGGAACATTTAATAATATTCAAATATTAGAAAAAATACCAACAAAAGAAGAAAAGAGAGCAAAAAAAGAACAAGTAGATTTTAAATTACGAGAAAATTATTATGATACAGAAAGTGTTAATAGAGCACGAAAAGAATTAGAAAATAAAGTTAAAAAAGGAACATTAACCGCAAATCAAGCAAATGGACTATATGATGAAGTTGTACGAAGATATCAAAGACAATTAAGAGGTCAACAAGTAGAAGAAGAAGAAGAAGAGCCAGAACAAGAACAAGAAGAAGACGAAGGAGAAGAACAAGAAGAAGAACCGGAACCGGCACCACAAGGAGCGGAAGGTTGGGATTTTGATGATCTGGGACTTTGGGCAATTTAAAATAAATTTAATAATTTTTTTTATAATATATATATATATTATAAATAATGGATATCCTTGAAAAAAAATATCTTGGAAGAGATACAAATTTTTTGTATAAAGTTTTACAATTTAAAAATAATCCTGTTGATTTAGTTGGAACTGGGGGTATGGCGTCTCAATATTATCCTGCTGATTTTGATTTTTTAACTAAAATCCCAAATAAAATAAATGCTCAAACTGCATATAAAGAATTTAAAAATATATTTAATAAAATTCAAAGTAGAGATGATTTATTTTTTATTGAATTTAAAATACAAAAGAAGGAGAAAAAAGGACAAGAGACACAAAAGAAAAAGATTTTTAAAATGGAAGATTTAAATCAATTTTTATTTAATGCTACTTGGGGCAATGATGTTTATTTATGTAAAATTGATTTATTAATATATTTAAAAGGTGGATTATTTAAAGAAGTTTCATGTATATATTTCTTTGCTACTGAAAGATTAGATATGAACACATATATAAAAGCATTATTAGACGACCAAAAACATTATTATGATGAAGGTAAATATTATAAATCATTAAAAAGATTATTATTGGCTGCGAAATATGAAGATCCGTCAGATAAAAATTTAATGGTTTTGATATCATCACTTTTTAATTCTTATGTTGGAAAATTATATGAATTAGCTAATGAAGTTGATGCGGCGATTATTTATAAAAATAAATATGGGAGTGATAAAAGAGTAAAATTATTTATTAAAAATATTGGTTTAGATTCTGTAAATCCCGACAAATTAGAAGATTTATCAAAAGATTATTTTAATTTAATAAATAGAGAAGCAAAGAAATTTTATGAAGTATATGACCTAAAAGTTGGGGTGCTTCCTAAATGGAATTCTAAGAGATTAAAAAAATTAAATGAATTAAATGGAGGGTCATTTGTGTCATTTATAAATAATATGGCAAAAGGAATAGCAGCCCCTTTTGAAGTGTTTGGAAAGCTATTCTAATTTATTCTTCAAATAATATGCTTTTAAATATGCTTTTAATTTATCTTTATTTGCTTGTTGATATGCTTTATTTTTTTCTGCTATTTTTTCTTTATTTGCTTGTCGATATACTTTATTTTTTTCTGCTATTTTTTCTTTATTTGCTTCGTTATATACTTTTTTTCGTTCTGCTATTTTTTCTTTATTTTTTTCATTATATTTTTTATCCCATTCTTTTTTTTTATCTTTATTTTCTTTTACATATTCTTTTTTTTGTTCTGCTATCTTTTCTTTATTATCTTCTCTATATTCTTTCTGATTACGCCCCGCTATTACTTTATTTATAACATTGTCTTTATGTTCTCTAATTAATTCGCCTTCTCTCTTATTTAGAACCTCTTTAGATTCGCATTTATAAGTTTCAAGTAATTCAATATATGCGTCTCCTAACTTTATTATTTCAAATGATGTTAAATAACTATATTTATCACTATCTTTTAAATATTTTTTATAATCTCCTTTGTGTTGACCTAATCGTTTATATAATGGATTACAAGTCGAACCAATATAATATTTATCTGTTAAATAACTTCTAATTGTGTATATCTTTCCATTTTCATAAATATTTTTTTTTACTTCCATCTTATTATATCTTATTCTATAATCTTTAAATTATTTTAATAAATTATTTATATTCTCATTATATATATAGAGAATGTTTAACACAAATAACAGAGGAAAACCTATCGCACGAATAGTAGGTGGAGACGATAATGATAAAATTATATATTTAGATGATAAAGAAACAAAGGTTAAGGGTAAATTAAATAATGCCTTTGAAAGTGTTGAGGTAAATGATGGTGTATTTTCAGTTGTTCCAGATACTACAAAAGAGAGGGATTGTATAATGATTACCGGAGCTTCTGGTTCAGGTAAAAGTTATTGGACTAATAATTATATGAAAGAATATAAGAAATGTTATAAGAAAAATCCAATATATTTTTTTAGTAAATTAAATGAAGATAAATCTATTGATAAAAAATTAGTAAAGAGAGTTAAAATAGACCAAGATATGATTGATAATCCAATTGAAACAAGTGAACTAAAAGATTCATTAGCGGTATTTGATGATGTTGAACATATTGATGATGATGAGGTGAAAAAATATTTATTTAAATTAATAAATTCTATTTTAACAACTGGAAGACATTATAATATTTCTATAATTCTAGTCATTCATTATCCTAACGCACCATATACAAGAACAATGCTTTCAGAATGCAATTCTTTCGTCTATTTTCCCTACTCTGCAACTAGAAGCGTAAATTATGCTTTAGAATCATATATTGGAATAGATAAAAAAGAAATAAAATATATTAAAAAAAATATAAAGAGCCGGTGGGTGCTTATAGGAAAGAATTATCCACAATATGTTATTACAGAACATAATATTTTTGCTATTAAAGATTTAAATATTTAATTATTTTTTTATATAATCTTTTTGAGTCTGTAAATTATGGCTCATTGCTTTTGAATCATTTTCTTGTTCTTTTAATATATTTCCATATTTGCCACTTAAATATATATGTCTTAACATGCTTGAACCTATTTTTTTATTAAATATTTTATTTAAAATTCTTGTAATTGAATTATCAGTTTTGAATGGCTTACCGTCATAATATACTAAAAAATGAATATCTTCTTTCTTTAATGACTTTTTATCTGGATGATTATTAATATAAATTTTTATGATTTCCATTAAATCTTTTGGAATATTTAAAATTAATTGTCCATCTTTTTTTACTGTTTTAAAATCATTGAAAATAAATTGTTCTTTTTTCAGATCTAAATAATTTTTATCTTTTGCTCCATCGCTTTTATTAGTTATAACCATATTTATATAATCACGATTACGACGAGGAGGAATAAGTACATATAGAGATAAAATCATATAATCTAAAAGTTTATTAAATTGTTCTTCGGTTATCTTTTTTGATATTTTTAAATTATCTTTCATATCTTTATATTTTGATTCTACTTCGTCCCACTCAATCCAATTTTCTTTTTGTTGTTCAGACTTTTCATTTTTTGGCTTGTCATTTATCTTTTTAGTCATATCAATCATGATTTCATAATATTGTTTGTATAAATCACTTTTGAGAGTTTTTAAAGCACTTACAACACCAATAATAATATTTCGTTGTGTAGTGTCTTTATAATCTTTTATTTTGTCTAAAATAACTTTAGGTTTTTTAAGAAAATTTAAATTTTTAATTTCTTTTTTATCATTTAAATTTTTGAGAATTTTTACATATAATTTAACGGTTGATTCACTTAATCCCTTTTCTGTTAATTCTTTTATTAATTCTTCTTGATAAGTCATTTATAATATAAATTATATTATGAAAAAAAAAAATATAAATAAATAATTTAATTAATTTTTATAATATTAATTATGTTTCTATATATTATATAAAATGGGAAGTATTGATAATTTAAACTCTTCAAATACAGCACTCAATGCTGATGAATCATTTTCTGGTCAATTTAGCGCCTTAACTAACTATAGTGAAATTTGTATAAGTGTCGAAACAGATAAAAATTATACATTAATTTTACATTTTAGTTCAAATGGTTCAGATATTGGATTTACTACAACTTATGCAAATAAAACACCATCTGCTGGTGTTGCTGATTTGTATTTTTCACCCCCTAATATGAGATATTTACAAGTTATATTAGAAAATACAGATGCTACAGACCAATCATATCTCAGATTACAAACATTATTAAAATCAAATACAACATTTCAATTTTCTAGCGGTCCTTCTGCTGATGTTAATATTATCGGTCCACTTGATGGTTCTGGATTTGTTGAAGTATCGGTTCAAAATGCCGTTGATATCTCGGGATCTGTCTCTGTATCTGGTAATACTTATGATGATGATGGTAATTTAAATGTAAATGCTAAAAAATGTAATATTTTTGATTCTTCAGGAAATACTATTAATACTGTTGAAAATTCACAGATAACATATGCGGGAAATTCATTACAGGTTATAGATACGCATTTAAAATATACAAGAACAACACCGGCTCAATTAGATGGGGTTATAGTGTGTGTTTCTGATAGTTTGGGTAATAATATAATTACTGATGTTAGCAATAATTTATTAGTTAATGTCGCAAATGCTGTAAATGTTTCGGGTACTGTTTCGGTTTCTGGTAATACTTATGATGATGGCAATTTAAATGTAAACGCAACGGGTTCTATTGTTAATGTTTCTGATTTGACATTTGATTTAAGTTCAAATTTATTAGTTAATGTAGCAAATGCTGTTAATGTTTCAGGCTCTGTTGATATTTCTGGTCAAACTGTTCTTGTTGATATAAGTGGTCAGACTGTAGACATAAGTGGTCAAACAGTAGATATTTCTGGTCAAAGTGTTGTTGTCTCTGGAACTGTCTCAACTGATATTTCTGGTCAAACTGTTCTTGTTGATATAAGTGGTCAGACTGTAGACATAAGTGGCCAAACAGTAGATATTTCTGGTCAAAGTGTTGTTGTCTCTGGAACTGTCTCAACTGATATTTCTGGTCAAACTGTTCTTGTTGATATAAGTGGTCAAACAGTAGATATTTCTGGTCAAAGTGTTGTTGTCTCTGGAACTATATCAACTGATATTTCTGGTCAAAGTGTTGTTGTTTCTGGAACTGTTTCAACTGATATATCTGGTCAAAAAGTGGATATAAGCGGGCAAAGTGTAGTTGTTTCTGGAACCGTTTCTACTGATATAAGTGGTCAAACAGTTCTTGTTGATATAAGCGGTCAAACTGTTGTTGTTGATATAAGTGGACAAACTGTAGACATAAGTGGACAAACTGTTGATATAAGTGGTCAAACTGTTATTGTATCAAGTACAGATATTTCAACTATCGCAACTTCTTTAAATAATCAGAGAATTTCAGCAAATGTCTGGAATAATTCGAGTGTTGTTCAAAATGGTCAATCTAGTGTTATTAGCCCCGGAACTTATACATATTGTAATACAACATTATCATGCTATGGTACATCGTCCCAAGATGCTACAATAGCTGTTCAATTTTCAAATAATGGATCTACATTTTATACTACCCAGTACCAATATACTCTTACTGCTGGTAATTTTGGATTCTCACTAGCTTGTTCTGCCTATCATATTAGATTGATTCTATTAAGTGCAATCACATCAACAATAACCGCATATATTGATATCTGTTAAAAAATATTAATTTTTAAGACATAAAATTTGTCTTTAACAAATTTTATCTGCTAAATTTTCCTTAAGTATGGTTTAAACTACTTAAGGAAATCTATAAAAAAAATTTAAATAAAATTAATATATTTTATTTAAAATATTAAGCTGGTTGAACTTGATTTACCATTATAGAATAAAAATCATCTGTATCTGTCGTTATATCTATCGATCCTCCTACGGTTGTCATTACTATTCTATATGAAAATGTATAAATTCCCTCTGGTATAAATGTTTCAAATTGTAAGGGTATATGCCAATGTGTTGTTCCCGTTAGTTGTTGTCTTATTGTTTGTATAAGTTCTGGTGGATCCGGTGATATATTATATAGTTGAAATAATCCAATTTGATTAGGTACAGTTAGGGCAAAATTTGCTACAAAATTAATAACCATTCTTTTATTGTCTAGAATATTAGTCTGGTTGTTTTTTTCATATAATGTAATCGTTGTTCCCGTGGTTGTTGTTGTATATTGCTGTGTATCATAAAATACATTATAAAAAGATGATGGACCACCTATAGGAGTCAATTTAAGACCGGATGCACCATTTGTTGTCAGGACTTGATTTGTTGAAGCACTTGTTGAATTATTATCAATAATAAAATATTGATTATTTGATGTTGTTGCTGTATTTCTTGATTCTCCAGTAGTTAATACATTCATTCCTATTAAAGTCGCATTTGTTGGGAATTCTGATAGTCCGGCACAATTATTTATAATTACTTGTACCGCACTACTTTGATTAAGGTTTAATGTAGCACCTCCAAAATTACAATTTATAAAATATATTACATTAGCTAGATATGCTGATATATTAACTGTACAATATTGGTCAAATTCGCAGTTTTCAAAAGTTTGATATTTAGAAACACCTGCTCCTATATTAATAATATTTTGTGTTCCTGCTGACCCTTGAAATGTACATCTACTGAAATAATTTCGTCCAACTCCTGCTATATTTGATTCTGCGCCAAATACCTGTAAATTAGCTATTCTAATAAGTTCACTAGTTCCTGAAATACTCAAGCCAGTGACTTGACAAATTGTATTTCCAACTGATGGGGATTGTAATGCTATATTGTATTTATTGGCTATAGATATGTTTTCACTATATGAACCTGCTGAAATATAGACTACATCTGCTTGATTTGCTAAATCTATTTGTGATTGAATAGATACTAAATTTTCATTAGCAAATAAACTATGAGCAGTTAATTGAATATTTGGGTTTCCTACTGTTTTTAAATCAGATCCAGATATATCTAAACCATCTGAAACGGCTAAACCCGATATGTCATAACCACTTGGTGAAAATAATATTTGATTTGGTGATGTATTAAGAGATAGGTTAACTAAACCAAGGTATAAACCATCCGTTTTATTACTTAATCCTACGTTTCCTATGTAAGTAGACATATTATATAATTATAATATATTTTTATTTTAAAATATATAATTATATCATATGGATCCTGTTAGTTTAATTGCTATTATATCAGCTTCATCTGCGTTGATTGTTGCTATTCTGACTCATATTAAATATAGTTCCTGTTGTGGTTTTAAATTAAGAACTACTGAAGGAAATGAATCATCACCAACGACACCTAGTTTAACAACGCCTCTAATACAATCGCAACCAATAGATATCCCCAAACCACCGCCAATATTTAATAAAAATAATTACTTATAAATATACATCTTATTTTAAGTTTTTTTAAGTTTTTTTAAGTCTTTTTTTTAGTCCTTTATGAAAGTTAGCTGAGATAAGTCAAGTTTTCGATTTTTGGAAAAGTGAAAGTTAGCTGAGATAAGTCAAGTTTTTGATGTCGGGATTTAGAGAAATTTAAAAATGACGAAAAAAATCGTCATCTTTTTAGAAATCGTCACAGGATAAAAGGATATATATCTCTTATAATGACGATAATGACGATTTTATATTATAAAAGTAAAATTTAAAATATTTTTTTTAAAAATGAAATATATAATATATTCTAAATAGTGAGAGTTGGAAAATATAAATCGTCACTGTAAAAATCGTCATAAAAAGTCATAAAATAGTAGTTACATATACTTTTTCATAGATGACGAAAATTTTAAAATCGTCATCAAATTTTTTTTAATATAAAAAAGATTTAAAAAAATTTTATCTAAATATAGATTATTATGAAATTGTTTGAAAGAGTAAATGAAAATATTGCAAAAAAGTTAAAATCAATAACGTTCACACAATATAAGACATTGTATTTACATTCTACAAACAGAAGAGTAAATGACGACGAAGAAAAAGAATCAGATCTAGAATCACAACATAAAATATTAAAAGATTATCTAACTTTTATTATTGAGTCTAATAATTGTCATGAAGTTAGATATGGCTTTGTAGATGGAAAAAAATTCGGAAGATTGCAATCAAAAAATAACTCTCTACAAAGAATATTTAATGGTTTTAGAGGTCTTCTATGTGATGGGATTGTTTATGATTTAGACATGAAAAATTGTCATCCAAATATTTTAAAGAATCTATGTGACAAACACAAAATTGAATGTAAAAAATTAGTAGAATACATAAATAATCGAGATCAATGGTTAGATGATTTAATGGCAGAATATAAACTAACTAGATCTCAGGCCAAATCTGCTTTATTAAAATGTATTAATAAAAGTGAAACAACAAAATGTTTAGGTAAGAAAACAGTTAAAAATAAAGACTTTATAGAATTTGATAAAGAAACATCAAATATAATAGATTCTCTTTATAACTTTTATGAGAAAGAGTTTGAAATATATGTAAAAAATGAAACATATAATAAAAAAGGAAAACTAGTAAATCTATTATTATGTAAGATTGAAAATGAATATTTACAAAAAACAATACAATATCTAACAAAACAAAATATTGAAATATGTACATTAATGTTTGATGGTTGTATGATATATAAAAATGAAGATATGAATATTGAAAAGATTATTAAAGAACTTGATAAACTCTTTAAATCAGAAAATATAAAATGGTCATTTAAAGAACATAATACTGAATTATTAGAAGAATTAGAATCTTTAGAAATATCAAATATAGATACAAAGGTAACAGAGAATATAATAGAGATGACGGGTCATATTTTAAATGGAATCTTAAAAGATAGAATTTATAAAGATTTAGAATCTGTATATTTGATAACAGAATATAAAATTATAATAAATGATATATCTATAAGATCTGAATTATACAAACTATTTTCAAAACAAGATTATACAATTTTAGATAAAGAAAAGAGTAAACCATTTTATATTCAAATATCAAAAATTCATTCGAGATTAAATCAGTTAATAGATTCGGTTATTTTATCAGCTCCTCTAAAGATAGATTTTGTCAAGTCGATATGGGAAAATACATTACATAAGTTATATTTTAATAATGGATATTATGATTTTAAACTTAAAAAGTTTGTAGAGGGGGTATATAATATGACATTTAAAAAAATAAATACAAATTATACAGAAGAAAGAGATGATAAATCAAAAGAAATATTATTCAATAAAGTTTTAGATCCAGTATTTACAATAGGTAGTAAAGAAGATAAAGAAAGAATAAAATTAAGAGATTACTTTATTTATAGAATATCGAGAGTTATGGCAGGAGATATTACAGATAAAGTATGGATTCTATTTCAAGGTTTACGAAACTGTGGTAAAGGTGTAATAAGTGATTTAATAATGAATTCATTTGGTGAATATGTTAAAGTTACTAATTCAGAAAATTTCATTTTAAAAAAATCATTATCATCAGATGCTTCGAAATCAAATTCATGGATTATGGATTATGAATTTACAAGACTAGCAATTACACAAGAAATAACAATTAACGATAATGAAAAAGTAAATGGTAACATGATTAAAAAGTTTTGTTCAGGAGGCGATCCCATAGAAGGACGAAAAAATTTCAAAGATGAGCGACAGTTTAAGATTCAATCGGGTCTAATGATATGTTGTAATGATATCCCAGAGTTAACACCAAATGATGCTATGGAATTTTGTGACGAATTTCAAATGAAATCAAAATTTATAGATAAGGATTTCGATGAAACAAAAAAGTTAAAAACATTCAAATATTATTTAAAAGAAGACGACGTTAAAACAAAGATAATCACAAATCCATATATTATTAACGAATTTATACATTTGGTTTTAGAAGCATATAATACACTTTTAGTCTATCCAGCTGAAATAAAGAAAGAAAATCAAGAAGTCGAAGATGAAGATGATACTACAAAATTATTTGAATTATTTAAGATTACAGGAAATGATAAAGATAGAATAACAAATGAAAGGTTAAGACAAATAGTTCAAATGAATTCAATTCCATTTACACTTAAAAAAGTTAAAATGTTATTAAGAACACTAGGAACTGAAGAATTTAGGTCAGCAAAAGAAAAAGGAATTTCAAATTTAATTTATAAAGAAGATGAAGAAGAACAAGAACAAAAATTGAAAAGATTTTTTTAATATATAAAAATATTTAAAAAATATATAGTATTATTATATTAATGGAAGATTTAAAACAAAAAAAATATACATATTCAAAAGAGAAAGTAAAAGAATACAACAATAAATTTTTTAACAACAACAAAGATAAAAAGATAACATGTGATATATGTAATAAACAATTTTCATATTTTGGGAAATGGAAACATGAACAAAGTAAGTTTCATCAAGCTTTAAAATTAGCCAAATTGTAACCAACCAACAGGAAATAAAAAAAGAATGTCGACTATGTGATAAAGTTATAAAACCAGAATATATCTACTGTTATGTATGTTATAAAGACAATAGTAAAAACTTTAAAAAACGATACTTAAAAAATACTTAAATAATATTAAATAAAATGAATAATTATAAATGCAAATACTGTGATAAAAGTTGGACTAAAAAAGGTTTAGAGCTTCACATGGTAAAAAATAAAGTATGTAGAGATACTCAATTAAAAGTTTATATCGAATGGCAGATTAGAGTCAAAAAACTAAATCAAGCTCAAGCATTCTTAGATAAATAAAATAACACTTACTCAATAAGCCAGATCTTAATTCCAAATTTCTTTTCCATATCTTTAATAGAAGCCTTAAGTGTCTTTTTATTCCAAAGTATATTTAAAGCCCAGCTTGAAGGTTTTTCTAAATTTGTCCAATCTTCTCTTTTTTGATGTCTTTTTATATATCTTTCTTTTCTTTCTTCATCTTTATGAATAGTATAATCACTCATACCTTTAGCTCCAAATCTTATTGTATTAATATTATTTGTTTCTGGATTTATAAAGTGAACCATATATTTATGTTTTTTATTATCGCTTTTTTCTAAATAGTAATCATTCATTATATAATTATAATATAAAATTATAATATAAATTATATATATATGTATATCAATTTAAAGCGTCTAAAAGCTCCAGAGATACGCAAACTAGCTAAAGCTTATAATAAACTTAATTTAATACCTCATCCATCAATTCTAAAGAAAGCCGATTTAATAAAATATTTAAAAGAACATTTAGAAACAAATATAAAAGGAGCGGTGTTTATCGATCATCCAAAATTACAAAAATCAATAAAAAAAGCAATTGATAGGATTATAAAAGAAGATGAAGAAGCTAAACAAAATTTAGAACAAACAATAAAAGATATTGAAGAAGATATCAAGAAGAATCGATCAGAAGATAAACCCCAAATAGCATATAGAGATACTTTAACAAAAGAACAAAAAGCTGAACAAGACAAACGATTTAAATATTTTATTGAAAAAGGTCAAATTATGCCAACTGATACAGAGATTCCAATAAGTAAAAAAGAGAAGAAAGAGTTAGAAGCTAGAGAAAAAGCAGTTAAAGAACTATTAGATAAGGAACAAAAACAAAGAGATGAAGTGATAAAAAAACGTAATCAAGAGATTATGAAGAAGGTTAGAGAACAGTTAAATGAAAAACCTAAATCACCAACTAAAAAGAAAAAAGTAGAAGAAGAACAACCAGAAGAAGAAGAAGAAGAAGATGAAACAGCTGAAGAAAAGAAGATGAGATTGTACTTTGCATCAATTAAGGATCCAGTTGAAAGAAAGAAACAAGTAAACAAATGGTTATTAAGTCAACGTCAAAGATTGAAGGAAAAGGCAGAAAAAAGTTAAATTAACTTCCAATTAATTCTTTCACCTTTATCCTTCATCTTAATTGCTTTTCTAATTTGCTTTTCGGTTAAATCATAAGCAAGTGGTGTGGGGGTCTTTTCATTGACTTTCTTTTTAGGTCTACAAACACTTGGAATATTTTGTTCTTTCTGTTTCTTTCCTTTAGTTCCACATGGTAGTTCCTTTTTATCTGTGATTAATGCGGAAAGGTTAATCCATTGTTCTCCTTTAGTAGGCGTTCCCCATCTAATCAAATCTTTCTTCTTTTCCGGACTTGATTTAGTCATACCAAGTTTTCCAAGCATCATTGATTTGTATGCTGATGGCTTCATATTTTTAACTGCTTCTTTTTCGGCTTTACTCATTATATACTATTATTACATATTAAATATATTGAAACTGAAATTTAATTTATGATATAATTATATATTATAAATTATGCCTATTGAACGTTTACTATTGCTTGGTATGGGTACCATTCAAAGGAGTCTTCTTGAGCTATTAAAGAAGAAGAAACACCCTCTACTAAAAATAAAAGAGATTATATGTATATGCCCTGAAGATATACCAGAATATATTTATAAAATCATTCCAAAACTAATTCATATTAAAACATATATTACAGAAGACAATATGAATGAATTATTAAGTCCTCTAATGGATAATAACTCATTGTGTGTAGATTTAACTGTTAATACAGATAGTATTGCGTTAATTCAGTTAGCTAGAAAGAATAATTGTTTATATCTGAATAGTAGCATTGAAGAATATGAGAAGCATGATATTAAAAATCCAGAAAAGCAAACTTTATATTATCAAAATATTGAATTAGAAAAGTCATTAAAGAAAGATAAATCTAAAATATCAATTATTGAATCTGGAGGCGCAAATCCGGGGCTCATATCTAATTTAACAATGGAAGCAATACACCAATATTGTAAAGATTATAAACAAAATTTATTAAAATATATTAAAGAAAATAAATGGGCATATGTAGCCTCAAAATGCGTTAAAATGATTCATTGTGCAGAAAAAGACACACAAGAAACACATTATAAACCAAAAAAGAATTTTTTATACAATACTTGGTCTCCTGCCGGTCTAATCTCAGAAGCAAAATCACCATCATTTATATCATCACCATTACCACCAAATCCAGATTATAAAAAATCTAGATATAATAAAAACATGTATATAAATCCAAATGAGTATTCTATGAATTGTTTTACTGAATCTTTTATAATTACACCAAATAATAAAGTAGAAAAAATAAAAGGTAGAATGATAACACATAATGAAGTTGTATCTATGAGCGATTTATTTTCTACTAAAAATTATACACCTATTATAAGTTATGTTTATGATTCATGCCCGATATCTAAACAATCTCTAGAATTAATGAAAAAAAATAATTATGAAGATCCTAAACATTTAATACCATTATATCAAGAAGATATAATTAATAAAGAATCATATGATTCTTTGGGGGCTTGTGTCTTTTTTAATGATGGAAAAATATATTGGTGTGGTTCTGTATTAACAAATAAACAAACAATGAAATTATTAAATAAAAAATGTCATTCTAATTGTACACAATTACAAGTATCAATATCAGTATTGGCATTTATAGAGTATTTATTGAAACATAAAAATGAAGGAGTCTTAACATCAGAAGATTTACCATATAAAAAAATTATTGAATATTGTAAACCATATTTAGGAAATTATATATGTAGAGAGATTTAATAAAATAAAAATAATTTTTGTATTATAATAATATATGCCATTTCAACTTATATCAAAAAATAATTTATATAAAGTTATAAATAAAGATACAGGGAAAGAATATTCAAAAGATTATTTAACAAAAAGTAAAGCACAATCACAATTAAGAATATTAAATAAATATTTAAATATTATGAAAGGATCCGGACTAAATAAAAATGATATTAAGACAATAACCACAGAAGCTCTTTCAGATGCGAATATTCGTTCTTATTTTCCAAATGCTAAAATAGTAGCTATACCAGAATTACAAAAATATAATTCAATTCATGATTTAATGCCAAATGATAAAGAGGTTGTTTTCTTATTATATCTAAATAGTCCAACTTTTGGGCATTGGGTTCTTTTAGCTAAATATGACGGAATCATTGAATATAATGATAGTTATGGTAATCCAATTGATGAACCTTTAAAATGGCGCTCAGAAGCTAAAAATATAAAATTGGGTCAATCTGATTATTTAACGCAATTATTGGAACCAGTAAAAAATAATTATGATATTATTTATAATGCTAAAGATTTACAGGCAGATAATAGAAATATTGCGAGTTGTGGAAGATATGCTATTTTAAGAGCAAATACAATTTTAAGAGATTCTATGCATCTTGAAGAATATTTAAAAATGTTAGAACATATAAAAAGTATTACGGGAATGACATTTGATGAAATTGTTTCTGACGTTGTAAATATTTAATTTTCAAAATCAATTATAAAATCTTTTCTATTTAATTTATATTTTTTAGAATACTTATCTATATCTATTTTTTTTAATTTATCAACTGATATCATATGACAATCTAAATCATCATCAAATAATTTATTATTATATTTAAAAAAATATAATTCATTGTTGAAATTATATAAATAAATTGTTCTTCTATTATATTTATTGATATATATTTTAACCATTTTATAATTATCATAATTATGTTTTCTATTTTTTAACTTATAATCAAACCTATTATCATAAAATAAATTTTTATTATTAGTAGACATAGATATATTTCTTTTAAAATAATTATTAATTAATAATAAAATTTTATCATTATTCATTATAATATAGAAGTATATTTTAAATAAAAAAAATACAGTTCTATATTATATATAATGGACGAGTATTGTAATTGTTATGTTAAAACAAATATTAAATGTGCAAAATGCAATCTACCTTTTAGAATTCCAGAGACAAAGCAAGACCAAATAAATGAATTAATGAAAAGAATAAAAAATAATGTTCAGGATAATATAATTTATAAAATGGAAATTCAAGAACTACAAGATGAAATAGAATATGAAGAAGAGAATAATAATAATTGTCTATCTGATCCTAATTGTTTAATATCTTGTCCTTCTTCCTGTAGTGATGATTTATATACAACTAAATCTGCCGAATTATCATCGTCGTCGTCTTCTAGTGATAGTAATGATGATATAAATAGTGAATAATCTATTTATATTATTTAAAAAAATAATATAAGTTTTATTAAAATAAAATAAAATATAAAATATATAAAATATATAATATATAATATATATAATGGACGAGTATTGTAATTGTTATGTTAAAACAAATATTAAATGTGCAAAATGTAATTTACCATTTAGAAATCCAGAGACAAAGCAAGACCAAATAGATGAATTAATGAAAAAAATAAGAAATAATGTTCAGGATAATATAATTTATAAAATGGAAATTCGAGAACTACAAGATGAAATAGAATATGTACGACTAAATCTGCCGAATTATCATCGTCGTCGTCTTCTAGCGATAGTAATGATGATATAAATAGTGAATAATCTATTTATATTATTTTTTTAAATAATATAAGTTTTATTAAAATAAAATAAAATATATAATATATAATATATAGAAATATGGAAAAATATGAAAATGGTAAAATTTATAGTATTAGAAGTTTTCAAACAGATAAATTTTATATTGGTTCTACTTGTAATCTTTTAAATGTTAGATTAGGACAACATAAGACACAATATAAAAATTATTTATTAAATAAAGATAAGTATAATTATATATCATCATTTGAAATTATAAAATATGATGATTGCTATATTGAATTACTTGAGAATTATAATTGTAAAGATAGAAATGAATTAAATAAGAGAGAGGGCGAACTAATAAGACAACATATAAATAATATAGTTAATAAAAAGATAGAAGGCTCAACAAGAAAAGAAACAAATACAAGATATTATAATTCTCATCTAAATGAAATAAAAGAACAACAGAAAGAATATAAAATAAATAATTCAGATAAGATAAAAGAGAATGCTAAACAATATAAAATATTAAATAAAGATAAATTAAATGATTATCAAAGAATTTATAAATTAAATAATTTAGATAAGTTAAAAGAGAATCATAATTGTGAATGTGGGGGCAAATATCAGACTAGACATATTACATATCATAAAAAAACAAAAAATCATATTAATTTTATTAATAATCAAGTCTAGATTATTTAAAAACAATAATATAAACTAGATTTTAATAAAAAGAGAGTCTAACATTGATTTATTATTGAAAAAATAAATTTATTTTTCACCCGTGATAGTCTAATTTATATTATTTCTTATCAATAATCTAGTTTATACTCCCGTTTTATTATAATATACTTTATATTTTTTATAAAAATAATATAAATTATTAAAATTATTAAATTTATTAAATTAATTAGTATTTTATAAATTATTTTTTATGTTATATAAATATATATATAATGATTTCTTTACAGAATCTAAAGTTCACATCTTC